TATGTGATTAGTTTTGGATGGTTTTATTCTGATGAACCCTTATGTAATTTAGATTTTAGAAAAAAAGTTAAATCTAAATTCACTTTTTCTTTAAATGGTATAACTCTTTCGTTTTTAGGAGATTTTAAAATGTTACTACCCGTAGATAAGAAATTAGTAGGCTGCACTATTTCGTATGTAGATAGTTTTGGAAATGCTGCGAAAGTAGATGGAGTTCCAACTTGGCAAACAGATCGTACTGACCTACTTACAATTACTGTATCTGAGGATGGATTTAGTGCAGATGTTGTTCCTGTAGGGGTTGTTGGTACAGCTCAAATTACTGTTACAGCAGATGCAGATTTAGGTGAAGGTGTAAAAACTTTAACCACTATTGGTACAATTGAGTGTGTAGCAGCAGAAGCAGTTTCTGGCACTATCAATTTTCCTGAACCAACTCCTATCTAAACTTTTAAATCTTATTAAATCTTTATTCAATTAAAGCCTATGGAAGGGCTTTAATTTTTTATTCTCTAAAATGTAGTATAATATATAAAGTGTAAAGTAAATACCTAATATATAAGTAAAATCGTAGGTATAACTATGTAACTGCAGGAGAACGCAGTATGTTTATACACCTATTTCTTTTAAGAGCAGACTTCTTAGAAGATTACGTTAAAGTAGATTCCTTTTATACAAAAGAATTACCTGACCATTTTGTTGACGGAACTCAAGAAGCAATAAACGCATTTAAAATTGCTTCCCAATTTCAACCAGATTTATACGGTGAAATAGGTAGAATATATACTGCAATGTCACTACGATGTAGATACAATAACAATAATTTTATATCGTCTAATGTGCTACTTATAAAAGCTCCTGAACAACTTTCACCTGAAGAAATAGAAATTTATATAAATTCTTTTTCTAAGGAAGACCTTAAACAATTTTTAAAAGAAGCGAAAATGTAATGAACGAAGATTTCCATGTAGTTTATAGACCACAATCATTTGATGAAGTAATAGGCCAAGATCATATTACTTCATCATTAAAGAAGCTTGCACAAAAAGGTAAATGGCCTCATGCGTATTTACTTGTAGGACCGAGTGGAACAGGAAAAACTACAGTTGCTAGAATTATTGCAAGTGAACTTAAATGTGAACCTGCTAACCTAATTGAATTAGATGCAGCATCTAATAGCAGTGTTGAGGGCATAAGGAATCTAACAAGTAGCTTAACCTATAAAGGTTTTGGTGAAAATTCTACTCGTGTAATTATTATTGATGAGTGCCATAGTTTATCTAAACAAGCTTGGCAAGCATTACTTAAACCTATAGAAGAACCTCCTGATCATATATATTTTATATTCTGTACTACAGAAGAAGAAAAGATAGAAAAAACAATTAAAACACGTTGCACTCAATTTAATTTTAGAAGTGTAACTAGAGATAATTTATTAGATTTATTATTAGTAGTAGCAGAATCTGAAAAAATTAAGTTAACCGAAAAAGAACTAGATTTAATTGCTCAATCAGCAGAAGGATCTCCTCGTAGAGCTTTAACCCTGCTTAGTAAATCTCAGGGAGCAGAAAGTATTGAAGAATTAAAAGAAATATTAGAATCTACTGATGATAATGTTCCTTTAATAGAACTTTCACGATTACTTGTATATGGTAAACCCACTTGGCCTAAAGTCATTAAATTAGTTAATGCTCTAGAAGATTTACCTCCTGAAACAATTAGGCTTCAAATAATAGGGTATATGAATACTACCCTATTAAAAACTACGGATGAAGTAAAAGCGGTACATATACTTAACATATTAAGTGCTCTTAAAGGATTTTGGAATCCTTCAGAAAAGAAAGCACCTTTATTACTAGCATTGGGCGAAATTATATTTGAAACTGAGGACGAAGAATGATGGTTACAATAGAAGAACTAAAAGAATTTTTAGTTATCAATAAAAATAAGTTAGATGAAGCTATAGAACAACAAGCTGAGGTTTTTCATCATGTAGCTGAGGGAACTGCAAATGCGATATCCTTAAGAGACCAAATAAAGTACGAGTTAGAAACTTTAATTTCAGATACTTACTTATCCATCAGATTGGAAGCAGCAAATGAAGGACGGAAGATAACAGAAGTTCTATTAGAAAATGAAGTAACTCAGGACAAGGAAGTTCAGAAGATGAAGGAGAAGTACTTAGCCGTAAAAACAGAAGCAGACAAATGGTTAGCCCTGAAAGAGTCCTTTACTCAAAGGGGCTATATGCTTCGAGAAATGGCTTCCTTGTATGTATCGGGATACTTTGCAGAAATTTCTGTAAGAGCATCTGCAGATACTGAGGAAATTCAACAACAAGCTCGACGTGACAGGATGGCATCAAGAAGAAGAGAACGAGCACAATTGTAGATACGACACCATGCTTAATTTCATAGAAACAACATTTGAGATTATTTTAACTTTAATCGTAGGGTATGTCCTTTGGTACGCATTTGTACGAATTACTCTACTTGCTTATTTTAATACTGTTAATCAAATTAAACGATCAAAACTACGAAGAGCTGCCCTTGCTGCTATTGATGCGGCTCAAAAACAACATAGCGTCCACAAAATAAATTAGGTATAATTGTTTAGTAGGAACAACAAAATCCTACTACCTCATGCACCCTGCACCTTTGTGTGCGTAAGCGATTAAGAGGCAATTATGTCCAAGAAATTTAAATACCAAAAGCGTTCTTACGATCAGGCCAGACGCCGCGCGGAACAATCCTCAAGCTCTCGTGATAATTACATTAAAGATGATTTAGTGTTTTTTAAACCTACAGAAGGCGAAAACTTAATCCGTATTTTGCCTCCTACTTGGGAAGCACCAGAGCATTATGGATATGACATTTATGTTCACTACAATGTAGGACCTGATAATGCTGCTTACTTGTGTCCTGAAAAGATGCAAGGCAAGAAGTGTCCTATTTGTGACGAGCGTTTAAAAGCAGAGGCTGAAGGCGATAAGGACTATGCAAAGAAGCTTCGTCCTACAAAACGTGTTCTTTTTTACTTAATTGACAGAGATAAAGAAAAAGAAGGCGTTAAAGTATGGGCTGCGCCGTGGACCGTAGATAAAGGAATTATGATCCAAGCTACGGATTCTCGTACACAGGAATTTTTCCCTGTAGACGATCCAGACGAAGGATTCGATATTAAGCTCACACGAAATGGTTCAGGTGAAAGAACGGAATACAGTGTTACATTAGCTCGCCGTTCTAGTGTACTTGAAATGCCGGATGATCAATGGGAGTACATTGAATCGAATCCGTTACCGAGTACACTGATATTTTATCCGTTTGAGAAAATATCCAGAGCATTTTCAGGCGTTGCAAATGTCAAGGAAGATGATGACGATGATGAAGTAGCTCCGCCACCTCGTAGATCAGAACCTAGAAAGGAAGTAAAGGATAGTAAACCTAATTTAGATGTGACATTTGAAGAAGTTCAAGAAATGTCGTCTAAAGAGTTAGATGATCTTATTGATGATGCAGGGTTGGATTTAGATCCTTCTAGCTTTGACACAGATCAAGATGTAGCAGATGCAGTTTGTGAAGCATTAGGCCTTCGTAAGAAGGAACGTACTGCAAGCAAACCTCAAGTAAAGAAGGAAGAACCTCCAGAAGAAGAAGAGGCTGTAGTAGAAGATGAATCCTCTTCTCGTCGTTCAAGGTTAGAAAGTCTACGTAATCGACGTAAAGGTTAAATCTAACCATAAAGCGCCCGGCCTCAGTGCCGGGCTCTTTATTTGCACAATAACTCATCTAGGAATTTAATATGAATGGCCGAATTGCTTTAGATACTGAAAAATTAGAAAACTTTGTTCTAGAAGAAAAACCAGAAGAAAAAACTGGAGCTTACTTTACTAGAGTAGGAAAAGAGAATATTAGATTCATCCATAGCGGATGCAAACTATTAGATTGCGTACTAGGTGGAGGATGGCCTCTAGGACGAATCTCTAATTTAGTTGGAGATAAGAGCAGTGGTAAAACGCTCTTAGCAATGGAAGCATGTACGAATTTCAGTATGCAATATCCATATGGAAAAATTTACTACATGGAAGCAGAAGCAGCATTTGATCAAGATTATGCTGCTGCATTAGGAATGCCTGTTGATAAAGTAGACTTTATTGAACATGATGAAAATACTGTAGAAGAATTTTAC